ATAGTTAATACTTTAAACAACTTTAATTGATTTATGAAACATATATGTATTATCACATCAGCATTAGCTCCAGTCGTGGGAGCTATTCCTTTAGATGACCGTTATACACAGACAATATATTCTATTGAAACTGTTAGAAATAAAATTCCAAATTGTAAAATAATATTAAATGATATTTCAGTTTTACCTTGTGAAAAATATAAAAAACACATATCTGAATTGGTTGATGTTTTTATAGATTCATATAATGATAAGAATATATTTGAATTGAGTAGAAGAGGTTATAAAAGTCATGGAGAACTACTGTTGTATCGTAATACAATAGAATATATTAAACAAACTATTGATTTATCTGACTATGGTAGAATTTTTAAATTATCAGGAAGACATAATATAACAGAAGAATTTAATATTGAAGATTATGATGATAGTACTGTTGGAAAATATGTTTTTAAGAAATCTGTGCAATCTTGGATTTCACCGGAATTAAGAATATATGAAACTAGATTGTGGTCTATGCACAAAACAAATATGGAAGATTATATAAGTAAATTTGAAGATGTGTTTAAATCATGTGATGGATATTATGATATAGAACATGGTTATTACAAATTTTTAAACAAAAATGATGTTGTCGAATTTGATAATATTTGGGTAGAAGGAAAAGTCGGATTACACGGTAAATACCAGAAGGATTAAATTATGGATTATAAAATAAATTATGTGCCAGTGTTTTATATTGGACCAAATAGAGATTATGTTAGTTATCAAGAGAAATTTAAAAATGATCCTATGTTTTTCGTTAGATACCATGTTAATTTTTTAAACACATGTGAAAATAATAAAATCAAAAGAACAACTTTTGTTTTCAATGATGATATATCTGATGAACTGAAAGATTTAATTCTACAAACAATTTCAGAAATAAAAACAATGGAAGTAGAAGTTATTTTTCGCCGAAATGGTGGTTTTTCTTATGGTGCTTGGAATGATGTGATTAAGAAAAACCTCAATCACTTTGACTATTTCTTTTTAATAGAAGATGATTATATTCCAGTAAAACCAGATTTCTATGAAGATTTTGTAGATCGTTGTACACCAGAATATCCTTATGTTTCAACTTTTGTTGATGAATATAAACCGGGAAAGTTTTGTGCTTCCTGTTCAAACTCTATTATTCGTGCTGATGTTTGCAAAGATATATTAAAAAAGTACAATGAGTTATTTCTTGTAAATCCAACAAACATATTACAAGATGCTTGGGATACACAAATGAACTTTCTGAACTTGTTTACACAATCAGGTTATGGTATGAGAGATATTCTGCATAAGTATTCTACACCACACAACACTAATTGCAATATAAATCAAATAACTGTATTTGGTAATAAAGATTTACCGCATATTCTTGTGCCCATTATACCTTAAAAATAATCATGATTGAATCTAAAATTAAGTTTTTTCACAAAAAACATAATGTAATTGATAATAAAAAATGGCTTAAAAATAATTTGAAAATGTTTGAGATTGAAGTGTTTTCTTATTGTAATAGAAAATGCTGGTTCTGTCCAAATTCATACATAGATAGAAAGTCTGATACAATTTTAATGCCAGAAGAGTCTTATTTGTCTGTGATGGAACAACTAAGAGAAATCGATTATGATCAAGAAATTACCTATAGTAGGTACAACGAGCCTTTGTCCAAAAAAGATATAATATTAAAAAGAATTAGACAAGCAAGAGAATATTTACCTAAAGTTAAGTTGAGAACAAATACTAATGGAGATTATTTAAACTTAAACTACATACATGAATTGCGTGATGCTGGACTAAATCAATTATTCATTCAACAATATTTGGGAAATAATCAACTCTACAATCACAATAGACTTAAAAAAATTATGATTAAAAAAATTGAACGCTTAGGTGTAAATTATTCAATTATAACAGATATATTTAATCATAGAATTGAATTTAATTTAGAAATAGAGGGTATTACTGTTCATCTTAGAGCCAGAAACTTTAGCATAGAGGGCACAGCAAGAACTAAATTGGTTGAAGATGCAAATAAGGATTATGTAAGAACTCAATCTTGCAAACAACCATTCAATAATATGTACATTGATTATAATGGTTCTGTTGTTGTTTGTTGCAATTCTAGGTCGGATATACCGGAACACAAAAATGCTATCATGGGATCAATACATGAGGATAAAATTTGGAATATTTTTAGTTCGGAAAGATATGATTCTTGGCGAGAACACTTAAAAGGTGATGGACCTAAAAGTGGTATTTGCGAAAAATGTAAAATTGATGTTAATTTTGAGGAGTTTTTATGAATAAAACAATTATTTCGCATTTCTTTAATGAGCAATATTTGCTTCCTTGGTGGCTTAATCATCATAAAGAAAAATTTGATCATGGTATTATGATTGACTACAATTCAACCGATGAATCTGTTAATATTATCAAATCTATTTGTCCTAGTTGGAAAATTGTAAAAACAAGAAATGCTTTTTTCGAGGCAAGACCTATAGATGAAGAAGTTGAAGACATTGAGAAATCGATTGATGGATGGAGAATCTGTCTGAATACGACCGAATTTTTACTTGGTGATGTGTCTATATTGGAAAACACGGAAAAGAATTCTTATAAGATTCCTTCAATGGTAATGGTAGATGACAATCCGAATATTAGTCCCAATCCAAATGTATCATTAATTAAACAAAAGGCGCACGGTATACATTTCAATGAATCATTTCATATTAGACGAGCTAGAAATTTACATCAGGATAGTAATATTACATATCCAATAGGCCGTCATTATGAAAATTATGATACAAATGATTTTGTTATTTTATGGTATGGTTGGTCTCCTTATAATTATGAATTAAAACAAAGAAAATTGCAAATTAAAAAAAATATACCAGATTCCGATAGAATTAAAGGATTGGGCACAGGACATTTTTTACAAGAATTTGAAATGGACAGTACATATAAAAATCAATACTTACCCATGGCAAGAGATTTGGCAGAAGATTTGAAACAATTTAAATGAGATTAAAATGAAAAAAATTTCTATTTGTATCGCAACATATGAGATGGGAGGTTATGGACATACATTTTTGGATCAATTACTTACTGAATTGAAGATACAAACATTTCAAGATTTTGAAGTGGTTATTTCAGATCAAAGTAACGATACAAAAATACTTGAAGTTTGTCAAAAACATTCCAATCTACTAGATATTAAATATTTTAAATATTTTTACAATAGAGGAAAAGCCGCCTGCAATATTAACCAAGCTATGAAGTATGCATCTGGTGAAATAATAAAGATATTATATCAAGATGATTTCTTTGTGACACCTGAAGCTCTCGGTAAGATTTTCGAAAAATATCAACAAGGCGCCAAATGGGTCATTAATGGATTCACACATAGCGACAATCAAAAAAAGAATTTTTTCAACACAAGAATACCTTTTTATCAAGATGCAGTTATTATAGGTGAAAATAGTATTGGAAATCCATCTAATTTTTCTATCCTTGCATCAGAGAGAATGTATATGGACGAGTCCATTCTGTATGTGGTAGATTGTGAATTTTATTATAGAGTTAAACAGAAACTTGGACTTCCTGTTATTGTCGAAGATATTTTAGTATGTGCTAGGCATCATCCGGTTTCAGCCGTGGATAACCCATCATTCTATTCATTAAAAGATACAGAAGTTGCATATTGCTTACAAAAACACAATTTAAGATTGACCTAACATGATAGATTAAAAGTTATATAAATAATGAATAAGCAATCAAAGTGTTTTGCAAAGGAAACTAATGAAATCATTTTTATTCTTCTTAAAAGAAGAAACAGAAGAAAATAAATTAAAGCATATTGCTCATGCTGAAGATCGTCCAATATTACATGGATCAGAAGGGTTCTCACACACCCACGGTGCCTTAATGCAGGCACACGAACACATTAAGTCTGGCGGAAATAGTTCTGCACTTACAATGAAATATGATGGATCGCCGGCGGTTGTATTTGGACACCATCCAGAAAATGGCAAGTTCTTTGTTGCATCAAAGTCTGCGTTTAATAAGACACCAAAAATTAACTATACTCACGCGGATATTTTAAAAAATCATGGTCATGCGCCAGGATTAGTCGATAAACTCCATGCGTCGTTAAATCATCTTAAAAAGATTGCACCAAAAACTGGAGTGTATCAAGGTGACTTAATGTACACACATGATGACTTAAAACATCATAAGAACGGCAAAGTATCTTTTACACCAAACACAATCACCTATACCGCAAAAGGTGATGATGCAGACAAAATAAAAAAATCCAAAATGGGAGTTGTGGTGCATACACAGTACCACGGCAAAGATATTGCGTCGATGAAGGCAGATTCGCATCCGGATTTGCACAACTTTCACCATCATACTGACGTTTGGCAAAAATCGCCGAACCATGACACAAGACAAGTACATTATTCAGAACATGACCAAGAAGCGTTTCATAAACACATGGATGCGGCTAAAAAGATACATGATGAACATGGTAAAGAAATGTATAAGGCAACTGAACCACATCAAGGTGAAGGCAATCATTTAGAAACTTACATCAACGATACCGTAAGAAAAGATGCAACACCATCTGTTGAAGGACTTAAAAAACATATTCAAAATAAATATAAGAAAGAGATTGCAAAGTTAAAAACTCCAGCAGGTGCTACAAGAAAACAAAATCAAGCTGACGCACACACAAATCACATAGAAAGTAATAAAGAACATTACAACAATCTGTTAAAGATGCACCATCATTTACAACAAGCAAAAAATGTATTGGTGAATACACTTCAGCAACATGAAGGTGGATTAGAACATCATATTGAAGGTAAAAAAACAGGCCCAGAAGGGTTTGTTATTAATCATGCTGGTAAACCAACTAAACTGGTAGATCGTGCCGAATTTGCTAAAGCTAATTTATTAAAGGTGAGGAAATGATATCATTTAAAAGTTTTTTATTAGAAACGGAAGGCCGTGGCACTCTAACGGCATCAGGTAAAACTGGTGAAGACCATAGAAAAAGATATATTGATCCTCATGTTGGATCAAAATCATATACACATGTTTTAGCTAAAGAACACGATGATTTACCAAAAGGTTCTTCTATAAAAATTCATAATGTAGAACATATCAACGGTAAAATTCATGTCCGTGCAGAAGATGAAACGGGCAATCACCATGTTATACCAATTTCGAAATTACACAAACCTGGTGATGCACCACCAAATAAAGGTCATGACTATGAAACTAAATTCGTTGAAAGAATGAAACATCATGGGATTATGCCAAAAAATATGAAAGGTGCGGGATCAACTGGCGGTACAGATTTTGCAGTCCATAATAAGAAAAAGGGTGAATTTCATGCGGCTTCAGTAACAGGAAGTTTACTTAATGGTGAAACGAAAAATGGTACGACCGCTGCGATGGGACAATTGACGATACATCACACAAAGGAAAAAGGTTGGCATATAAAAGATTCACAAAAACAAAAAAGACCAGAATACGCAAAACATATTGAAGAATCTGGTATTTTAGATCATATGAATAAACATCATCCTGATCCAGAAAAAGAACCAACCACAACTTCTGGTAGATCGAAAACAATTGAAATGAAACATCCGAATTTACATCCAGCTGAAGCGTATTTAAAAGATCATCATGTTCATGTTTTGCAAGTTGGTGGGTACGGCACTTATAAAGTTGGTGAAAAAGATGAAACTGGACATGGCCTTCCTTCAATTTCTGGACAAGGAAAATGGAGAATTAGAGAAAAACAAAAAGGAAATAAAAGCGCACGAACTGTTGCTTTCCACCCTGATGGTGTTAAAGGTTTAAATAAAAGTCATATCGATTTAGATAAAGATTCAGATTTACATTCATTCAAAAAAACTTTAGGGCACATGTAAAACTATGAAATCTTTTTTAGAATTAATTGCTGAAGAAGAAAGGACATATAAACCGGTTGTCATGGCCTTTGGTCGGATGAATCCTCCGACAACAGGACATATGAAGTTAATCGATAAAGTTCATGAAATCGCCGATAAAGAACACGCACATCATGTTGTTGTTGCTTCACATTCACAAGACGCAAAGAAGAATCCATTATCGGCAAAAGAGAAGATAAAAACTCTCAAAAGATATTCACCAAAAACAAATTTTGTTGCCGCATCAAAAGAACTTCCTTCATTTATACAACACGCTGCAAAATTAAATGCTGCAGGTCATGATCATTTAATTATGGTTGCAGGATCAGACCGTGTCAAAGAATATCATAAACTTTTACACAAATATAATGGTCATGCATTTAATTTCAAGAAAATAGAAGTCCGTTCTGCTGGTCACCGTGATCCGGATGCTGAAGGTGCAGAAGGTATGTCTGCTTCAAAAATGAGAGAACACGCAAAAAATAAAGACTTTTCTTCTTTCAGGCAAGGTGTTCCATCTCATGTATCAGATGAACACGCAAAACAATTAATGCATGATACCCGTAAAGGTATGGGTCTGCATGAGGACGTTAATCGTGGAAAATACAAGGCCATATTTGTCACAGGTGGTCCAGGCTCAGGCAAAGATGTTGTGATTCGTGAAGGCATTGCAGAACAACGTGCAGTTGAGATGAATTTCAGTCAGGTATTAAATGTATTGAATGCCGTACATAAAAGAGCATTTAATTCTATGGATTCAAAAGTCGAGGCAGTTCGTTCCAGAGGCCCTTTGATTATCAATGGCCCAGCAGATGATTATGAAAATATTACACAAATCAAAGAAGAACTGGAAAATCTAGGGTACAAAACTATGATGATTTTTGTACACACAACAGATGAAGTCAGTAAAGAAAGAAATATGAACTTGAAGAGAATGGTGTCCGAATCTGTCAGACACGATAAGTGGATAAAATGTAACAAAAATATGAAACACTTCAATGAACAATTTGATACTTTCCATATATTTGATAATAATGGAGATATGGAATCGTTGGAAGAAAGTATTACAGATATTTACACAGAAAATAATAAGTTCTTGGATAAAGATTTGTTTGAAGAAAAAGTATCTATGTTTAGTGAGAAATTGAAAAAACATGCAAAAGAAAACAATAGTCCGGTTATGCAACTCACAAGAAAGATGGGAAAAATAGATGATGTGAGAGATGGAGATGTTAAAAGTAATTCTAGTTACACATTCAGAACATACACAGAATCAAATCCAACATTAATAGTCAATCCTCAACCTAGACAGACAAATTTTAGTATGGACAACAATAAACAAAAAACAATGAAGGCCAAGGGTTTAAAAGATGCACCTACAATTAATGCGAGACTTAGAAATACTGCTGGACTTGGACGCGAGTTTGATACCCGCCAACAAGGCACAGTTTATCCAATGTCCGGTTTAGGTGATGTTACATACAGAGAATCAATTGATGATCCTGGTTACTCTGATATGGGTGTTGGTGGTGTATTGGGAGGATCAAGTAATAAAGAACCCATGCAAACATTATCAAATCCATTGACTTCTGGTATTGTATTTGACAAGAAAAAGAAAAAGAAATAAATACAACAATATAACTAAGAATAAAAAATGAAATCATTTAAAACTTTTATTACGGAAAAAGTTGACCAAAAAGATTCTATCACTCTCGATATACCATTATTGATTAGAGTTTTAGAGTTGGCCAGAGAAGATGTTAAAACGGATATGGAATTACACCGTATTGTTGAACGGTTGATCGACATTCGCAATAAAGGTGTTTTGACAATGGATGAATATGATTTCATTGCCGGGTTAAAGAAAAAATTAGGCGAAGATATTTTACATGAAGTCGCTGCGTGGCAGAGAAGTGCCGGTAAAGATCCAAAAGGTGGTTTAAATAGAAAAGGAATCGCCTCTTATAGAAGAGAACATCCTGGTTCAAAATTAAGTATGGCAGTCACAACACCACCATCAAAGTTGAAGAAAGGTAGTAAAGCTGCAAATAGAAGAAAATCATTTTGTGCAAGAATGAGCGGTATGAAATCAAAATTAACTTCTTCTAAAACCGCAAATGATCCAGATTCAAGAATTAATAAATCGTTACGCAAGTGGAATTGCTAATTAAGGAGTAAAAAATGTTTGCTAAATTCGGAAAAGACTTAGTATCTAGAGATTTGATCGAAGCCGTTAAAAAGGTTATGGATCAACCTGACGAAGATAAAGATGACCAAACAGAAGAATTAAAGGGTGGTCAGGTAAAACTTGATAAGAATCGTAACGGTAAATTAGATTCTCAGGATTTTAAAATGCTTCGCGGCGAAAAGAAAGGTGTAGCGGAAGCAGAAGGCACAACAAAAAAATACGAAATGATGCATCGAAACGGACAAGTAAAGAGGTTTGTTGCCAAAGACGATGCCGATGCCAAGCGTATTGCAGCCGGACACGGTGCTAAAAGTGTTATTCGAATGAAAAGCAATGTTCCTGGTGACAAGATTAAAGAGCAAGGTGTGGCAGAAGCAGCAAAATGGCGTCAAGGATATAGTGCATCTGGCCATCCAGCCGGATACAAACATAAGTCAGGCGAAGTAGGACCGGTTGGCGGAACATTCACTAACGAACCAAGTGGATATGATGGTGAAACAAAGAAAGTTCCTGTACAAAAACATCGTGATAAACCAGATGAATTATCTGGTCGAGCCAATACAAAATTGTCAACTAGCGGCAAGCCATTACTTCCTAGGAACGCACAAAAAAATCTCAAGAGTGCAATCAAACAATCATTGGGTAGGCACGGTCCAGTTGGAACATTGCCCGAGCAAGATATGGCAGAAG